ATATTCCTTAAATTGTGAGTGGGGTTATGTGTGCTTCCACTCTAGGGTTTTCGGGATCAATCTCCGCAAAATCAAACGCTACACCAGGTAAGAACTTATAGTTATCATCTGTTAAGCGTCCATGTTCAACAATAGCATCGGATAAGAATTTATCTTGAACAGAGCATACGTTTGAAACGTCTACTTCACGTCTTGTCTTTGGATAAAGCCAATAGTGAATTCTTACTCTGTCCAGAACAGGTAGAAGTTTAATCTGATCTTCCATTACCTCTTTATATACAATCTTCGCTTTATTCAGCGTAAAGTAGTGTGCGTTGCGGTAATTATTGAGATTCAGGATGAACTTCTTCTGTTTGGTCTTAGTCGATACATCGACTGATAATGGGAGAATGAGTTTGTGCATAACGGGTTCCTTTGGTTATGAGAACCCGTTGTACACCTTATTTGTCAAAAAGGGAAGTCTGAGGTTTTTCAGATCCACCTTGAGGAGCTGAACCAGGAGCACCTGATTTACCTTCAGCACCTTTGGCTTTGTTGACAGTCTTGCCTTCGTTCTTTTCAACCCATTTCGGGTAGAATTGAGCTTCTTCAATGCCCTGTTTGTATTCAGTAACAGTGCGCTTTGTTTCAGCATGGAAGAACTTGTCGATCTCGTTGGTATCACGAGTTTCACCAGTAGGTTGATAAACACCGTTACCATCCTTTTTGGTCTTATCGACAACGACTTTTTTCACACCAGCAGTGATCGGTTTACCAATCAAGCCAGTAAGAACTTGAACGTTCTTTGGAAGCTCTTTTTTAGCTTCAAAGTCGTAGATGTTCACAGTCTTTTCTTCAGTTTCCTGAGCTGCAAGACCATGACCTGTCGCCAATTGACACATGTTATCAACCATTACGAAGCCTGGAAGACCATGTTTTTTGGTAGCATCCTGTTTGTCCGTATAGAAGTTTTCACCCTTACGGTTTGTAATCCAGAATGTTTCACGGTATTCAAAGCCATTCATGTCAATGATTGTTGTGATAGATTGTGCATCAGATGAAGCTGACTTACCTACGTAAGCAACCTTGATAACACCATCTTGTGGCCCAGATTCAAGTACACCACCTCCACCGAGGCGATCACCAGACTCTTCAAGACCTTCAGTTGTCATATTTCCGAACATATGTATATTCCTTATTAGTTCGTGTTAAGTTGTTGAATTACTTGTAGTATTCCTTCAAGTGATCCAACAGACGTTGTGCATCGTTGTCGATGTAAAGCTCTTTATTAGAGAACATTCCCATCGGACTACGAATACGCTCACCTACCGTTGCTTTGGTAAGTTTAGTTTGGAAGACGTGCTTATAGCCAATAGCTTCATCATCAGGAGTGATGTTCAGCATATCAGATTCGCATTCAGCGAGATCTTTAAGCGTTACCTTCTTGGTTGAAACAACTGTCGAAAAATAAGATTCCAAACCGTTGTTTTTCAATGCACCCTTAATGGGTACAGAGGTCTTCATTTCCATCGATTTTTCGTCGAGGTCTTGACGAGTATGTGCAAAGAAGATGACTGATTTGTCACTTCCAGCTACATGCTCTTGCATCAATACTTTGTAGAACTGAGCGTAGTTAGACCAGCCCTGCATCGTATTAGATGAGTTAATCACATACTGTGTCTCATACATGTCCATAAGGAATGTTAGAGTATCAATAACGATGGTATCAACATCGGGATTGTTTTTAGCATGTGAAAAAGCTTCATAAACCTGCAACGGATCAGTGATAGTGAAGTTCTGAAAATTGTTTTTGAATGGCAATCGCTTACCAGCCTCACAATTCAAATACATCACTTTTTCCTGATCCCGCATGTTCATCAAACTAGCGGATTTACCAGTTGCGCTCTCACCAGAGATGAGAACCAACTGATCATTGATATCAGTAGTCATGTTTGGTTCCTAACTGTAAAGTTAACCGAAAAAAGGCATCAATTAAGACACCTTTTTAGCCACGGTTTGCAAGATTGTGGATTTAAGTTCATCTAAAGGTAAACCGTTTGACAATCTTGAGTTGAAGCTGACAACCTTCTGCTCGACTTCGAGATAAGGCATACCAGCATCTACCAGAGCCAATGCAAACTTAATCATCTGATTGTTGCGGTTGCCTGTGGCAATACGTTGAGCGAACCACCGTTCCAGATTATCCAGGGACTCAAGTTCCTGCATTTCTGTTTGGTGATGTTCGTTCTTCGATGTTTTGGGTACAAATTTAAGAGGATCTAATAGTTCCCCTTCAAGGTTGTAGTGATACTTACCATTGAAGGTTTCCCATTTTTTAGATCTCTGATTTGCTGCATCATCAGACTTAAACGGTAACCACTCCATGAAATTATCCATGAATTGTTTATAGTCTGTTTGATCCAGGTTAAGCGTGTAACGCATTGGAATAATTAATCTAAATCGATTATCCTGATCCGTATGACGCTTTGTTGTATAAGTCATAAACTTATAATCCTGCATCAGATCATGCACGACATCCAAACTACATGTTTCATCGACATCAATAACAATTGTATTGAAACCGATTTCAACATTATCTTCAGCTCTATGGTTCAATCTGAAGTGGTGGTTACACCAGTGCATGTTTGGAAGCTGGGTCAACTTATGCAAGTCCTCAAAGGGTGCGAACTCACTGTTATAGTTGTAAGCAAAATGATCTGAATAACTGATCTTGATTTTATCCAAATCAGTTTCTTCCAGGGTTTCACCTGAGAAGAATTCGATCCCATCAACAAATGACTTTTTGATGACGATATGTTGCTTATAACCCCATGCTGTAGCCAACGTAATAAGCTCACTTCTTGCAGTCTGTGAAGACTTATAGAACGGTAGTGCTTCATGCAAATCAGCATGAGTAACTTCTGTTCCAGTAGATGCAATATAGCGAGCTAGTTTCACGTATGTTTTTTCACGGGTCATAAGTTTCTGGAAAGAAATTCCAGACTCTTCAACCAGTTTGATAGCAGCGTGCATGTGATCCATAGTCACTTCACTGGATTGATCAACAAATGCTAGAGCACCAGAGAGCTTCAAAGCTTTAAAGTATCGGTGTGATACTTCTGCTTTGCGGATCTCTTCATGTTCTGCATAGGTCTCTGCAACCTTTTCACACTGGATCTTATAATCGAGTAGCTCAATCGCTACTGCATCATCCATGTCCATCTTCCAGTTATACATATTGATATCTGCAAGCTGTGCAAAACGATTAGCAATGTTACCAATCGTCTGTGTATTCGTTGTTTGGGTCAATTTTTGGAAGATCTCAGCAGGTGTCAGATCATCTGACGCTCTGCTTTGAGTTCCCATACCAAAGATACAACGTCTAGCATAACCTGTTTCGAGGAAGCTATAAAATTGATCTTCAGTTTGACCACCATCCAGAAGTTTAGATGGTGTACCAAACAACAACATATTGGTTGGTGTCTTACCTTCAAGTTCTTCACCACGAAGATTTTCAGAAGTGTTCTTAGTTAGTTTTTGTTTAACCAGACCCTGGTCATAAAGCTCCAAGAACACATTCAAAACTTCAACGTTACCGACAAGATTTGAACCAATCTCATCAATCTGAAGGTTGATAGATCCGTTGTTAGCTAACAGCAGCTTCTGTCTCAATTGTTTAACCGCTGGGCCTGTACCAGAGTCAAATGTGAAAGGTAATGCACCTGCTGAAGAGAACTCTCTGTCGAGGCTTTCTTTTTCTGCTTTCTCTTCGTTACCAGAGATTGCAGCACGTTCGATAGCCAATTTCCACAAGTGTTGGTCAGCAATATCATTGAAGGTATCTTCCATGAAACGCTTACGAAAGCCTGACATGAATTCATTTTCAATAATGTTGATGGAATGACCTTTACCAAATCCAGATGTAGCCAAAACTAGAGCATAAACATTCACTGGAATATCACCACGATCTTTTGTGATGATAGTTGCTCTCATCGAAGAAGCCATTTTTGCTAGAAAATAGGCTACCTCTACCCTAAAGAAGCCACGGTCAGTGTTCTGTGTTTTATTACACAAAACATCAACCATATCTTCTACAACAGGGTGGTGTTTGATTGTATCAATATCCTTCATGGTCGTAATCATCCTTCTGAGTACATATTGGGAAAGCAGGACAATACCCACATGCTTTAACTTGACCAGGAACAGTAATAACTACACCTTTACCAGCTTTAGCTTGGTGAGTTGCAGCATCTTGTGGATTATCAAAGTTCTTTATTGATCTTCCACCAGCTTTAGCTTTCTCAACGTCAGCATAATACTTATACTTAGGTTCAGATCTCCAAAGCTCTTTATCTGTACACCTGATAATATCAGGTTCTGGTAAGTTTACATTTGCTCGAATTTCAGCAAGTTTGTTTTTAATCCATAGTTCTGTCTCAGACAGAGACATAAGTTCTACAGGAAATTCAACCAACCGAGATTGAGGATAGTTAGGGTTTTGTCTTGCCATTGACCGTTGCCAATCAGTGAACATATGCTGGATCATAGCAATATCGCTTGTCACTCTTTCAGGAGCGAGCCAACGATAAATAGACATTTGAAGACGATAATCTTCAACTTTGGATCCATTGATATATGCGTAAACTGAAGTTGTTTTGGTGTCGTTCAACTGACCATCAATAAGCTGATCGAGTTGTCCACTGACAATCACACCGTCAATTTCTTTGAAATAACGCTGTTCAAGATACACTGGAATTTCACCATCTTCAACGGTTTCTGGATTGATGCGAATAGCATCGATTACCCTTTGAGGGTAACCTAGATCTTTCATAGCTTGGTGGTAGTTTCTCCAAGCATCCTCTACTGAAGCATGAATTGCATGACCCAGTTTTGAGGGTACAAGATCTAATACATCTACGGTAGACTCCTCTTGAGGAACTCGATTACCAAGAATGAAAGATCTTGTTGACTTAAGCAGTGTGGTAGCAGAGATAAGTTCGCCTTTTGGAGCTATATCAGCTCCACTGTTGTACTCATTTCTAGCCAACCACACAGCCATAGCCATGCTAATACCAGTAACGTTAGTTAAGCTCATTTGGAGCTACCTGCGTTGGTAATACTGATTGAGTTTTGCGTGGATCATACATAAATTGTTGATCCGTCATATGTCCAAGATAATTCATCGTAAGAACGATGTAGTCGAGGATATTAGAAGCATCTACCTTGTTTTCATCAACAAGACGTTCGATAGCTGCAATACGAGCACGCTCAAGTGCAGCATAATCGACATTCTTCTTTTCTGACTTTACCATCACATTCATTTTACGTTCCATGACGGTTGAAGTACCATCTTCATTGTCACGTTTGAATGCGAACTGCACAGCAGTCAGAAAGTAGTGGTGTTTTTGAATTGACATGTTTGGTTCCTTAATTACACCATTCAGCATAATGCTCATTGGCTAGTTTACGAATTTGGTCTTCAGAAGCTTCATTTGGAAGCTCAAGTTCAGCAGACCAATCAGGGTAGAAGATTGACAGTTCACCACCTAGACCAACGTCAGGGTGAGCGATATCAGGATGATCTTGCCAATTTACAGCCTCTACCAGATGCTCATTCATATACATGAGTGTCCCAATGTCATCGGGGATTATATAATATTGAGCGTCGTGTATATGAGCACATGGACGAATATGCAACCGATATTTGCTCTTTCGCACTTTTTTCATGAACTCTGAAGCTGCTCTACTATTCAACAAACACCAGGATTGACCCAAAGCGTTACCCGCTGTACGTCCTTCTGCTGCTGCCTCAAAAGGTGTCTTTTTGTTACCAAGAATAACCTGTTTGAGAAGAGGGGTTCTAACACGTAAGCCAAAGGCTGCTGTGATATAACCATCTTTTGTTGCGTCTTGTAGTTTCTTATCCACCCAGTCATCAGACACTTTGTACATCTGATGATATTTCATCTCGATCATCTTTGCTTTCTCTTCAGAGAAACCACAGTTGTTCATCAATGTGGAGAATGTTCCTTGATAAGTCAGAGCAAAAGTTGGAGCTTTTGACTCACCACGTTCAGCTTTGTATTTCTTTGCGATAGAATTGATGCTTTCAACACTGTTTGGATCAATGTCAGGCATTTGGTCACCAAAGTAACCATAAGCTCTGAGACAGTGACCATCATAACCATCGGTATAAACCTTTAGTTTCATTGGATCTTTTGTCGTCAGAGCAGAAATTCTATCTTCAAGAGATGCAAAATCCAAACCACAGAAGATATACCCTTTGGGTGCTTTGAAACACCGTTTAATAGCCTTGGAGTATTTACTACTTGCTGGTAAATTCTGTAGGTTCGGATTACTAGACGATAAACGCCCAGAAACCGTACCACCGAGGTTAAAGTTACCAAACAGGTAGTAATTACCATCTGGCCCCATAGGAGCCTTCAGGAAGGCTGGTATAAACGCTGTGAGGATTTTATCCACAGATTTGAAATCGATCAAAGCCTGGATAAGCTCAAGTTCTAGTGGATCTTGAGTATGGTTGAGAAGTTTAGCAAGTGTTTTACCACCTGCTGCTGGTGCTTTGGAGTCGGTCAGATCCAATACAGGTAACCCCAGGAATTGCTTATCATATAAAATACGCTGCAACTGTGGATTACTGTTCGGATTGAACTCTTCTTTGGCATTAGCCATCACTTCGATTTTAGTCTTAAGCTTCTCATTACGAGCAGCTACCCATTCTACATTAAGTTCATGGACA